AGTTAAAGTAAAGTCTTCAGAGACTCCTTTACCGAATATGTTTGTAACAACACTAGTCAATGGTGTTGTTCCAACTTGGAAAGTATTAACAGTTTGTTCGTTTAAGAAGAATTGGTCGCCATCTGCAGCTTTAGTGAACCCAATTCCATATGCATCTGCTATAACAACTCCAGGGCTATCTGTTAAACGAACAACCAGAGATTTAATCATAGACTCAACTTGTAGTCCTAGATCTACCATAGTAGTTACATCAAATTCACCAAATAATTCTACACCTGATGGATGCAACATAGTCTTTACAGCTGATTTATAATCAGCTAGACGTTCGTCTAATCTAATGACATATGAAAATGCTTGGTAGTATTTACTGTCTTGAATAAAAATTGAATCCGATGGGAATCCATTATTAGTTGTAAAATAACCAGGATATCGAGCAACTGCATCTAATTGAATCTGTAGTACTGCTGGATCTTCAGTAGCAGTAGCTGCGTTCGTAGAAGTTGTCTGAAACTCAGAAATTAAAGTACCAGCCCAAGACCCATCACACCAATCTGGAGATACGTATTCTGGATTAGAGATAAAACCCTTCTCATTAAATTTAATAGCTGGGTCTTCAATGTATGCATTAAAGGTATTTAATCTAACTTCAGCATCATATTGTGATGTTCCAATTGGATAATTTATAGGTGTAGGATTTACTCCATTATCAATAGTAGAAAGGGTAAAGACAGATTCTGTACTAAATGGTCTATCTGAAGATGCTAAAGCGGTATTCGGCAGTAAAGCTGAAGTAAAATCTGTAAGATAGTTAACACCGAATTTAATAATTTCGGCATTCATAATTCCACCATTAGAATCAATTCTAGTTATCTTAACTAGAGTACTGGTTCCAGTACTACTTTGAATCTTAAATAACTGTCCTACTTTAAATCCAGAACCTTTGTGTAGAACATTCACATAAACTGGAACAGCTAGAATTTCTGCTTGAAACTCATCACTATACTTTATTCTATTGCCAGGAGAGATTTTACCGTAATATTTTCTATCAATAAAGAACTCAAATACGTTACCACCAAGAGCAACGATTCTATCAATCTCACCTTCAATATCTTGTCTTCTATCGATAGGAACTTTAATGATTGATGTGCCAGTTTCAATTTCAACAATTTTACCAACAACATTTTCTGCAGTACCAAAAATGACTCTGGCGAATAGCGACACGTCTTGATTCCAACGTCCATCTGAAGCACGAAGAAGTTGCTGCCCAGGATATGAGAGTTGAACTTCTTTATTGTAGAGAAGTTTGAATAGAAGTTTATATGATGCTTCACTACCTTTAGCTAGGTATAAGTCTTTGATACGTTCAATATAAAATCTATCATCTTGAATAATATTTGGTAGATTATATGCCAATTCTTTCTTAAAGTATTGCACAAAATCATCAAGAGTATTATCTAAATCTCTAGCAGCAGGATAATCAACAAGCTGAGTTTGCAACCACTCGTAGTATGCTTCAACAAAGGCAACGAATGTTGGGTAATCTTCTCTGACAAATTCTGGAATCTGTCGAGATACTAATGTTGATAATTTATTTCTAGACATTATCTAATAGATGTAAAGACGTAATTTTGACCTGCTTCTAAGTTACCACTAGAAGATTTATCTGCAATAACAGTAATATTTAAATATGTTGGATCAATTTGAACGATTTGATTTAATGCAGAAACAACATCATAAGAAGCTGGCTTGACTGTAATCTCAAATGCATCTTCTGCTATAGAAGCTATGTTTAGATTTTTTATATTAATCAATCCTGTTGCATACGATATCGTTCCAATAGTACCATTAACAATTATTTTAGAGTAGTTACTATCATAGTAGAATAAACGAACATTTCCATTTTCATCGTCATCAAGATAGTGCACGTTTGTACTATTTGGAATAAGGAAACCTGTAGACTTAAATACATCACCCAATTTATTTCCTTCTTGACTGATAGGATTAATCAAATTAATAATATATTCTGAGTTTAGATTATATTTTGGAGTGACACGTCTAGTGATAGTTAACTTAGTTATGTTATTTGTGATAGAAGTATCTGATGAATCGATAAGACTACTTAGTTTAGAGAAACGAAGCAAACCATCAAACCTCTGAAGGTATTCAGTATTGTAATTTGTTATAGCGTTTTTAACGATAGTAGTTAATTGTGATGGTGTCTTTGTAGTATTTCTATCGTTATAGTATAATGTACAATCTATATTGATGTTTAGATATTCTGGATCAACAATCTCTGGAGTTATTGAAACTACATTTCTTTTCAATAGATTAGATACAAGATACTCTTTTTGCATCGTTGTTAATCTAGTACTTGTAGTAGGTTTAACACAAATAAATGTTTTACCATAAATCTTAGGGATGTTATTTTCTCCACCCCAAACCTGAACTGTTTGCGCTTCTGGTAGAATGCTATGAACAAGAACTCTATAATCTTCTGGAGTTACTGCTCTATTTTGAGCAGCATATGTTCTTGGTGCATTAAATTTAATCGAAGCGATAGACTCAGAAGCTGCACCACCGCTAGAACTAGAAATAGTGACAACAGACAAATTACTTCCAAGAAGAGTAACACCACCATATGTGAAGGTAGAAATTCCATTTGCAGCTTCTAAGCTAGAAACATAATAGTCTAAAGTGATAACATTACCTTCAGATAAAGCCATACCAACAATACCATTACCAAAATTTAATTCATAAAGACCATTATCGATCTCTTTAATGAAATAGACATTTGTGTTTTCATTAGCAACAACTAGGTCTTCAACCTTACTGAATACTGCATATTCATCCGTAGAAGCAGTTTCTTGTATACGAACCGCAAGAGTTGATAGGTCTACATTAGCATTAGGTATTAATATTCTTTGTCCATCAGTATAAGTATACTTAAATTTTAATGGCGTTCCCTCTACTATGGTAACATCTGAGAATTGATATACTCCACTAGAATTTTTGGATACTGTTAGTGCTTCTCTATTATAAAATGTATAAGTTTTTCCATCTATAGAAGCAGTGAATGGTTGATATGCAGGCAGAGTAACAACAGCTGGATTAGAAGTTGGAGCAGAAATTGTAATGTTTACAACAGCAGTAGCTGACTTTGCAGAAACTGGTGTATATCCTAACATTTTCGCTAAAGAAACTACTGATGATCTTTTGCTAGCTGAATCTAAGAACATCTCATTAACAGCAAGGTTAGTATAGATACTATTGTAATGCGTATTATATGCCAGTAAGTCTATAAGGACTGACATAGCAGAACCCTCAAAGTCATAGTCTGTAAATTCAGATTGACCTTTCAGGTAATTCTTGATATTCGTTTTAATAGCGTCAAAGTCTAATTCAGCTACGCTAATTCTTTTATTGTTAATAGCCATTTATCGAGTTCTCTCTAATACTAATTCTACAGAAAGTGGTTTTTCTGTGTTTACTATTTTGAATTCTACTGTTACATTTACTGTATTATCATCTCGTAAGTCATAGACAACTACATCTATAAGTTCAGCACGTGGTTCATAATTAGTGATAACATCTATAATTGCTCTTTTAAGTGAAAGAGCGAACATTGGAGTTGGCAATTCAAATAGAAGTTTTCTAATAGGAGACCCAATTTCACTATGAAATGGTCTCTCATAATTTGAGGTTAATACCAGATTCTTTATCGCAGATTTAACAGCGTTTTCATCAAAACGACGTGATATATCCTTAGTCACTGGGTGAGGAGTGAAGTTAAAGTCTAAATCCGAGAATGTTCTTGTAATTATTGCCATATTAGTTATTTAGGTTATTCTATAAACGAATTTGCAGATCCTTCAGCAATTGCATCCCCGTCCCCAACATCGTCGCCGATTCTTGCAGCAGCTTTACCTTCTAGATAAGTCTTCCCTGCACCAGAACTAACAAATCTCTCAGACTGAGTATGAGTGACTGTACCACAGCTATGAGTTGCAAATTGACATCCTGAATTGACCACCCCAGCTTTAATTCCATTAAAAAATGTTTTAGATATTGGACTCTGAACCATAGATGTTGGAGGAAAACATCCATGTCCAGTAGACATATCACCGACTCTACTAACGGCTGGCATGGGAGTACCTTAC